AAGAGCCACGACTGCGGGGTGGTCGCCACGAATCGCAGACCCAACAGAAGAACAGCGAATGACTGCTCCGTTGTTCAACCACAACTCACGCTTGCCACCTTTCTTGGGATTGATGTAGCGAGCCAACTCCTTGTGTGTTGTCAAGTCCTTGCGGATTTCAGCCAACCGACGAACCGCCGTATCTTGCGATGCTGAAAACAGCCAAATGTCCATAGGTTTACCGTTAAACTTCTCAAACAAACACATGTGCAACAACTTGACGCCAAGCGTAGTGGATTTGCTGTGGCTTCGTGGTGCGATGATACAAACACGATGCACATGTGCGCCCTTTCTATCGGTGTAAATGTTCATCCATTCGCCAATGTGTTCGCCCCAAGCATAGCCGAGCCATCGGTAAAAATAGGAAACATCGTTTCTTGCCCGTTCAAAGGCTAAAGCAGATTTGACTTGAGACATTGGGCATCACAAACATGTTTACGGGCACTTTCCAAAAAATATCAACCTTCAACGACATTCGTTCACGACCATGGCTTGAGCGAGCGCATACCACAATACGGGCAAACTCTCGTATAAGCCTTGGCTTGGGATAGCCCTTTACTTTCCCAACCGCACGAATCACAGCGAACATGTTCACGCTTCATCACGAATCACCCTTGCCGTTCCACAATACACCATTTTTTTGTTTTTTTTGCACCATTTTTTATGGGTATTATAGCGGGAAAAATACTCATGTCCACAGGTGTTGCATTTTCTCAACTTTTTGATTTGCCCATTCAATGCTGACCCTCCACAGGCGCAAAGAAAGTGGCAATCAAGCCTTTTTGTTTGTCAATGAGATGAGCGGCTAAACCTGCTTGACTCGTGGTGTAGCCCTGTCGTGCGTGGTATCGGTCGTGGCCCGCAAGAGATGGCAACTGAACAATCAAGCAACCGCCTTTTTCAACAACCTGTCGGTGATGCAAATGACCGTGAAACCAAGCGTGGTGTTCGCATTCGCCCCACAATTGTCGCTGTTCGTTGCTCATCAACTCAACAAGGTTTCGTGCCCCGTCGCCGTGAATAAAGCCCAACAAATTGTTGCCGTAGTGAATATATTGGCGGGTGGATGGACTGACAACAACTTCGCAGTCCTCAACATTTTCATAAACAGCCGATAAATACATCATCAATGCGATAGCGGACATTCGGTCGTGATTTCCGGGCATGAACACTACCTTCACAGGTGCAATCTGCCGTAGCAAATCAATGTGTTCTCGTGCCAATTTACAACCGGTCATAAGAATTTCAGCAGGACTGCCGCACATGTCCTGTGGTGTGCCCTTTGTTGTGGTTCCGGCATCGGTATCAACATGAAACCAATCGCTACCGGTAGCCAAAATAATTTGTTCCGGGCGGGATGGCAAGCGACAAAGCAACTCTTCTGTCTTTTCCATCAATCGCTTTCGTGCTTCGTTGAAGTTGTAAGTCTCACCGACTTCATCAATCCAGCCGTATTTGCCCCAATGAAAGTCTGTTGGACTGATAACGAGGGAATAATCGGCCCCTTCGTCCACCATCATAATTTCCGGCACTTCCGGCAACTCATCGCCAATCAATTGCTTGAATTCATTTAGCACCATTGACGAAAACATGTCATATTTTTCAGCCGACGCTTCAATTTCTTTCCACTTGCGTCGTTCAAACTTCTCGTGCAATAAGTGTTTTTTCTTTAACACTAAATCTTCAACGAGTTGTTCAACATCGGTTGTAGCGATTTCTTCATCGGTGTAAGGCGACATATCATGCGTCCAACCGTGCCGTCGTCGGTATTCATCAAACCAAGCACGAGGAATCCCAAAGTCTCGTGTGATTTCATTCATGGATGCACCTTTGCCGACCATGTTTGAATAAGCCTCTTTCATGGCTCGGTGTTTGTCGCCGCTTACCGACACCATTTGGTCTGCGATTGACAAAAAGGTGTAATACATGTCGTTGATGTCGTCATAGTGGTATGATTTGTTTACATCAGCGGGGGGTTGCATTGGCTCCATTGGCTCAACCTTTTCGTTGCGTAGCCATCGGTAGATTGACATCTCCCAACCCTTGACGGATTTCTTCGGGTCAATGCCATGCAAAATGCGAGCGTTTTCCATTTTTGTTATGTTGCTGTCGTAGTGTTTTGCGATGAGGTCATAGCCGTATTCGGGTCTTGCTCTCATGTGTAAAGGCATGTTTGAACCCTTTATGAATGTTTATGTTTTTGTTGTTTCAAAGATAACAAAAAAAAATAAACGATAGACTGCAAGCCTGTTTTTTAATTCTTTCATTATTTCAAAGGCATGTATCAAGGGCCGATTTGCTATTGCTGTTACAGTTTTTTCTTACCCGTCTATGAAACAAAAAAAGAATTAGCAAAAAAGCATCACGGCGTCCGATTTATTCTTTTTGTAGAAAAATAATCAAGAAAAACAAAAAAAATGCGCTACATTGATAAAACGCGCAACACACCGCATTAAGCATGGGTTTCTTTGATAGGTTCCGCCGCAACGCTGTGGCCGAAGAAGTCCCCGTCCAACGGGTGGGGTCAAATGTTTCCCTCAGCGTAGCCGCTGGTCTTCCGAACATTTTTGAGGACACGGAGAAGTTTCAAAGCGATACCAACTTCAAGAACAAGTTTGACCTCTATGATAACATGGTCAAATTAGACCCCGAATTGAACGGTGCCGTGCGTTCCGTTTCGCTCACGGCCAACAACTATCGGATTGACTACGCAAAGGCCAAGAACGCCTCTATTCGGGCCGCTATCGCTGAAATGGTAGACAGGGTAGACTTTGACGACTTCCTCATCAATGCACTACGCAACCTGCAAGTCTACGGAAACGACATCAACAAATTGGTGGGCAGAACCGGAGTCGGCATCACAGCAATTCAAAACCTACCCATCCGACAAATCACCATCGTTGACAACCGTGGTGCAAACGGACTACCGTTTACGGCAGACGAAAACAGCCCGATTATGTCAAACGACTTCTACATTTTGCGAGAACAGGGCATTGAAACAATGGTGTTCCCCCGAAGCGAAATCGTGCATTTGCGAACGGACTACAAATCAAATTGGTTTGAGGACACCAAGTTGCGACAAACCTACGGCGTGTGGGGTCAATCCCGTTTTTCATCGCTTGAACAGGTTGTCCGTGTCAAATACAACAGCATGAATAACCGCATCGCTCTTGAGGACAGCATGACCAAGCAATTCATCACCATTGACAAATCAGCCATTGAACATATCACCGACCCGGATGAACAGGCCGAGCGTTTGGGTATCATCATGGACGAGGTGGTAAAATTGTTTGAAGGACTGCGAGGCGACCAAATGCCAATCCTACCTTCCTATGTGTCGTTGCACCATGTAGACCTGCATAACACCATTCCCGACAACAGCGGTTTTCTTGACATGGTAGGTGCCAATGTCGCCGCTGTTCTCCATGTGCCTCGTGTGGCGGCAGGTCAAGAAAAGGGCTCAACCTTTGCCGCTACCTACAACGCCAACATGTGGGCGAATACCGCAATCAGTCGTCTGCAATCTATCGTCAAGCAGGGCGTCATGCAATTATTTTCAAAACAACTTGAATTGAAAGGCATCCGACATCAAATGAAAGACTTGCCCGAGTTTATGTTTGAGCCAATCGCAGAAGAATCCCCGATTGAATCCATGAAGCGTGCCGTCATGGGTTATCAAGCGGGAATCCTTACCCTAAATCAGTCGCTTGACCTTATCGGAATGCAACCCGAAAGCGATGGCGACGGACGGTTGGACAAGACTTCAAAACAGACCGGCACTTTACCCCGAAGCAACGAAATGGTGTGATATAACATGGCAAGAGAACACAAAGATTCAGTCAATGACCGGATGATTAAATGGACGGCACTTCCAGCGGTTTACCTGTGGTTAGCCGCAAGTGGGGCTGTCGTCGGCATGGGCATCCTCAAGCCCGAGGTTGTGCTTGAAAACATTGAGGGTTTCATCGCACTTATCGCAATCATCGGCGGAACGGCACAGCCGGCTTTCGCAACCATGCTTGAGTTGTGGAAAAAAGAACAGCAGACGGAAACCGAATTGCACCCTTCGGTCATTGAGTCTCAAACCCGTGTCATGGAAGAACGAGCCGCACTTGAGCGACAGATGGCCCTCAAGGCCCAAGAACACAAACATACGATGGATGCCGAAGAACGCCGAGCAAGAATCAAATTGGTGGCAGAAGGTAAGGCCGTATGGAAGAAGAAGCAGGACTGAGAGTCAAGAAGTTTCGCTTCCTTGAGGATGCGTGGCCTCACGAGTTTCAAAAGCCGTCCGAAAAAGGCTACCCCGAAGTCTTTGACCTTATGTCGTCTTGGGTTTTGAGGTTAGACGGAATTCCAATCGCATATACAGGTTCCCTTGACATGGGCCACTTTCACTTTGTCGGCAACACTTTTATTCTTCCCGAATACCGACAAATGGGCTACCATTCTTACCTGCTCAAAATTCGCAACATCAATCTTGGTTTAAGGCCAAAAATAACTGTGCTAAATCCGATTGATGGCACGCACATGGCAAACCTCGTCAAAGTTGTGCAAAAGTTAGGCTACACACCGGTGTTTTCTTATGACGATGTAAACGACATCATGTCCGAACAACTCTATGAAGAAATCCGAAAGGACGGACAACAACTGTGGCGAATGGATTAAAAGTCACATGGTATGTCGCTAACCCATGCCCGATGTTCGTGACGGTGAATCCCGTGACGCTTACATGGACCGGTGCATGGGCGACGGCAAAACCGTGGCAAAATATCCAAGCCCTCAACAAAGGGCGGCGGTGTGCAATTCTATTTATGATGAAGCCCGAAGTCAAACCGTTGAGTCGGCTGAATATCAAGGAAAAAAGGTGACTCTCAACAAACCCTTTCGCACCCCCGGCGGTCCGAAGAAGTTTGCTGTTTATGTGCAAAACGAAAGTGGCCGTGTTGTTATCGTTCGTTTTGGCGACCCCAACATGGAAATCAAGCGCGACGACCCCGAACGACGACGCAATTTTCGCTCCCGTCACAACTGTGACTCCCCCGGACCACGAACCAAAGCAAGGTATTGGTCGTGCCGACAATGGGAAAGCGGTCGTAAGGTGGAAGCAAGCGAGGTGGAATACATGTTGCACGATGAATGGATGAAAAACGAAGGAGAAATCCTTGAAGGAATTGAAGAAGTCGTTGAGGCCGACGAAGGTGGTTGCGGTTGTAGCAACTGCGGAAACACCGTTGAAGCCAAAATGATTCGGCGCGATGTTTTTGACAATCCCGGAGAAGCCATGAACCGTGCAAAGGAAATGGGTCTTGATGGGATTCATTCTCACGAAGAAGACGGCAAGACTGTTTTTATGCCCGGTAAAACGCACGAAGAATACCGAAGCAAAAACAGCGGTCGTGATGTTGAACCCAAAATGGTGAGCGACAAAGAAGCCGCTTACGGTATGCCCGAAGACGAGGAAAAAGAAAAGGTTGCATACCACCACATGGACGATGAAAAAATGGCGTCTTATCACAAGGATGAGAAAATGGCTTCTTATCACAAGGACAAGGAAAAGATGGCATCCTATCACAAAGACGACGAGGAAGAAAAGAAGAAAAAGAAGCGTGGCATGTATGCTTCCGAATCCTGTCCCGTCGGTGAAGAAATGGTCAATGGCACTTGCCAGCCTGTCAATGTCACCATGGAAGTCTCGGTTGAATCTGTCAGCGCAACTGTTGAGGCTTCAACCGGAAAGACCGTGATGGAAATTAAGGGCATCGCATTCCACGAGGGTTTTAACAAGAACAAGTGGGCCTTGACAAAGCGTGGTGCAGAAGCCGCCGTCAAACAGATGTTTGGTGCAGACTTGACGCTCAATCATCCCAAGCCAAAGGCTGTGGGCTTTGAGCGAAACACCGATGGCGGCGTCAATGAAGCCAATGTTGGAATTGTTGCTTCTGCCACAATGCACGACAAAGGCAAGGACGGCTATGAGGTTCGCTATGTGGCGCATGTCCATCGCACAGAATTGTTTGAGGCTTTGGAGTCCGGTATGTGGCTCAAGGCAGACTACGGCGTTTCAATCGGCGGCTTTGGTGTTCCCATTTCTGCCAACGAGAAAGGTATGGTCTTTGACATGGACTTTACCTTTGACCATCTCGCAATCGTTCACAAACCCGCTTATCCACGCGCAACCATTGACAGCGCAAAGAAAATTGAAAAATCAATGGACAAACAGTTGGAAAAGGTTGAGGCAGGAGTCAATGCTGGACACGGTGGACAACATGGACGACCCGGACCCAACGACCCACGCAAGACGCCAGCCAAACCAAGCGAGCGTCGTCGTGGCTCAAAGCGCAACCCACCCGGCTCCGCAAGAAAGCCCAATAAGTCAATCGTTGTGTCTCCGGCAACGCGCAAGACCATTCAAAACAAAATGCGAGAACACAACAAAAAGGGTAAAGGTAGCCGAGCATCTATGGGCGCGCTCCTTACTGTTTTCCGTCGTGGTGCTGGTGCTTTCTCCACAAGCCACGCCCCTAACATGTCCCGCAACGGTTGGGGCATCGCAAGAGTCAACGCCTTCCTTTACCTTCTACGCACCGGTCGCCCTTCTAACCCCAACTACAAGCAAGACAATGACCTACTTCCAAGGGGCCATCCGAGAGCAAAGAGGAAGGCAAGTGCAGAAGAAACCTTGATAAGTCAAACGGCCTCTCGGACAGAATACCGAAAGGAGAACGATAACATGTCCGAAGAACACATCGTTGAAGAAAACGCTCAAGCGAGCGAGATGGAAGCCCTTCAAGCAGAATTGGTGCTTGCTCGTGCAGAATTGGAAAACATGCGTGCTATGGAAGCCGCAAAGCACGAAGAGGCACGCCTGTCCCTCGTTGAAGCCGCAACCTCTCTCGGTATGAAGGGCCACGAAGACCTTTCCTCCGAAACCCTTGAGTCCATCATCGCCTCTTGGAAGGAGAGCCACCCCGAGCCCGTCGTGGACATGAAGCCCGCTGAACCAGCCGTGGCTTCCGAAGAATCCTCCCCTGCCCCCGTGTCGGAGGCCGTGGTCGCAAATTACCTCAACGGTAAGATGGTTGAGACTCCCGAATCCCTCTACGCCCAAGCATGGAACGCATGGGCTGGTGCTTGGAACAAGACCCTTTCCGGGGGAGAAACGGACGACGAGCGAATTCGCGCTCCAAAATACGAACAACTTTGAGGTGAAAAAAAATGGTTGCATTTACAGGAAACGACCCACGAAACGCTGTGTTGAAGGACTCTAACACCATCAGCGGTGTTGGCATCATCATCGCAAAAGACGGAACGAACAACAAGGTTCAACTCGGAGCCGCAACGGATGTGCCCTTGGGCGTTTCCGCTGGCGAATCCAGCCGAGATGCCGACCTCGTGCTTGAAACCACGGGTGCTACGGTGTCCTACTTCCCAATGGGCGGTGTCCACATGGTCGCCGCTCTCGCTGAGACTTACACCACCGGACAACTCGTCTACCTCAAGGGTAGCGGTCGTGTCGGCGGAACGGCGGGCTCCGATAAGTTGGTCGGTGTCTATGTCGGTGAAGGTGAAACCGTCGGAACGGCTGGCGACCTCATCCCCGTGAACACCAGCCAATGTGCAACTGCTTGATGAAAGGAAGTGAAAAACATGAACAAATCCCTGCATGAAATTATGAACGCATCTGCCGCCGCTGGTCCCTTCGGAACCGGTGACGCAGTCCTTGAGCAAACCCTCCGAGACTTCATCCAACTCCAATCCACCCGTATTGCAGTCGGAACGCAGGTCGTTGGAACCCGCACCGTCCCTTGGCTTGAATTCAAGTGGTATACCGGTGTTTCGGGAACCTTCTCCTACCCGCTGGACGATGCCGCAACGGTGGACCCCACCAAGATTGGCACCAGCAACTACACCGTGAAGTTGCAGAAGGGTCAAGGCCGCTGTGTTTTCCTTGACACCGTGCGCCTCCGTGGTGAATCCTTTGAAAACATTGACCGCCAACAACTCGCCATCGTCCGTGGACGAGCGGATGTTATTGACAATAACATTCTGTCCACCCTGCACGGCGGTGCTGGTCAAACCCAAGCCGCAACTGCAACCTTCGGTTCCGCATCTGCTGATGAAGAGAAGGACTTGCTGGCAACGATGGACAAAATCTTCGCCAACGGTCGTGTGTCGGGCGATGAGGCCATGGCTCTCATCCTCCCTGCCTCCACCCGAAGTGCCCTGCTCAACACGCAACTTTACGGAAATGTCGTGGAAAGCCTCGCTGACCACATGCGCCGAATCGCCAACATGACCGTTTACTACACCCGAGACTACACGGGCGGTAAGTCGCTTCTCCCAACCGATTCAACCGGTGCCATTGAGGATGATGCACTTCTGCTCATCCCCGGTGCTGAAACGGCTGAATTCTTCACCTACAACGGTGCTGGCTACCAAGAAACCGAATTGACCCGCCTCCCCGGTGTTGGTTTTGATTGGCTCTTGACCGGCTACATGGGAAGCGTTGTCCACCAGCACCAAGACGGTGCGGCGGCTGGAACCTCAAACCGCATCGCCAAAATCACGGGCGTCATTTGAGGTGGTATTCTTGGCACAAAACCGCAAGTTTCAAGACTTTGTAGAGTCAAAATACATCGCCGCTGGCGGTGTTGCTACGAGCGATATTGCCGACGATGCAATCACCAACGCCAAAACCGACGGTGCCGCCGACAAATACTTGGAAGCAGTCTACGATTTTTCTGTTGATGGCGGCGCACAGGCTACCATCCCGCTCAACGACACCGCAGGTGCGCCAATTCTTATTCCCGAAAAAGCAATCGTGATTAACTCTCACATTGAGATTGAAACGGCAGTCACCTCCGGTGGCTCCGCTACGGTTGCTTTCGGATTGGTTGGCAACACCGACGCCTTCAAGGCCGCTACCGGAAAGGCTTCGCTGACTTTGGATGCTGTGTTTGCTGGCAACAACGACCTTCCCCTCAAGATGGCGGCGGCTACTCCAATCGCTGTCACCATCGGAACCGCCAACCTTACCGCTGGCAAAATCCGAATCTTCGTGAAATACCTTGAAGGCAACTGAGGGTGATTGTCATGCTTGAAGAATGGCATGACAAAAACGGTGACCTTTACCGTTGGAGCGACGAAGCCAAGGGCTATGTGCTTGTCAAGAAAGCCAAAGCCACCGCAAAGAAAAGTAGAGCAAAGAAGGAGAAGAAAGAATGAGCGAGCGTGCAAAATTGGTTAAGCAACTCAACAAAAAAGGCATCGTGGTTCCCAAAGGCGCAAAAGTCGCAGACCTCCGACACCGAGCCGAGTTTTGGCTGTCTCGCAACGGATGGCTTGTCCGTTTAGCCAAACCTTCTTCCCGCAAGCCCGAAAGCCCGCTTTCTTTGATTCCCGATACCGACACCTATTGGCTACCCGATAGTCGCATGGCAAAAGAAATCATTGAGACAAAATTGGTTTTTGTGCTTGGTCGCACACCTGTTGCACCGGAAGGCATTGAAGTCATTGATGTCCCCAAAGATTTTAACGACAGATGGCCCGTAAGTGCATTAGGTGAAGAAGAATGACTGTCACAACTGACAACATTCGGGACTTGCTTAACAGGCCACGAGGCTTGAACGACGCCACAATCACCGAATACATCAGCATGAGAACCGAGCAAGTCAACAAATCTGCTCGCAACCGAAGCGTTCTTGCCGCCGATTCAACCAATGTAGTGACTGACGCACAAAAAGAATCCGCTATCAAGGCGTTGGTCTGTGCTGATTGCTTGCAGGTTATGATTGATACAATTCCTTCGTATGTCAACGAGTCCGAGAGAAAAGAGCAAGACATTCGGCTAACCGCACAGTTGCGGGGCTTCATCAAGCGTGGCGATGAAATGCTCGCCCTTATCTCGGAAGTTGGTGGCACGGCCTTTAAGACCGGCAAAACCAAGACGAGGCTTTGAGCATGACGAATTATCAATGGGTCGGAGCGTCCTCTACAAGCGCAAGCACGGCAACAAATTGGGTTCCCAACGGAACACCAGCGGCGGGCGATGTTATCATTTTTGATGCTGGTTCAACGCAAGATTGCGATTGGGATATTGCCTTGCCCGCATCGGCTTTTTCTGTTGATGAAATCATCGTTGAATCGTCCTTCAATCACACTTTGAATCTTACAGTTAATATGAGGGTAAAAGGATTGTTCTTGAATGGCACGATTGCTCCGGGTGCTGGAACAAAAATTATTTTCAAACATGGTTCGTCCCCTAACTTTTTTGGCTCTTACAAAACCTACAACGAAAGGTTTGTGTTGATTGGCGATAGCGGAAACGCAACAGGCATCACCTTTGACATGATAGGTTCGTCCAGCCCTGTGACTAAATTTGACGACGGGACGCACCCTACGGTGAATCTAAGCACCGGTCGTTTCGCACCGGACTATGTAGCCCCAACAGGAACAAGCGGCAAAGCCACCTTTGATTCTTTTACGGTGGCTTCCCCTACGGACTTTTCGCCCGGTGGCAACCTTAGCGACAACGACAGACTCAAAGTGTTTTCTTTTACGGCGTTTTCAATCACCAGCACCAGCATTGACTTCGGCCTTTCCACAGCCGAGTTTACAGCGACAAGCGGTGGATTCAATTTACCCATCGCTGGTGCGACAGGAATGCCAACGGGCTTTGTTGCGTATTATCGTAAAATTGTCCTAAAAGCAAACACCGCTGGACACAAAGTCTTGATAAGCGACAACACTTACATTTCCGTTGAAGAGTTTGAAATCGGAGATGGTGTAGTGTTGAGGGGCCCGGTTGACAACGGCGACCAAGGTGCTGACATCCGGTCAATCAAAACACCAAAAATTAGGGGAACATGGTCGTTTAGCCAAGTGTCCCCCGGCATTTACCGGAGCCCACGAAACGCCTCCGGTCCGATGCCTAAAGTCAATGGCAATTTCCACATCACCGGCAAGTTAGATGTAGACGGACTCATTGACCCAACGGGGCTTGAATTGACGCCTGTTGCTTCTAATCCGGGCGGAACAGCCGCAAACACGCTTTGGCTCAATAGCGGCGACAGCAACAAATTGTATCACGGCTCAAGCGAAGTGGCTGGTGGCGGTGGTGGAGGTAGTGGGACAGTCACAAGCGTGGCAACCTCAGCACCCATCACGGGTGGCACAATCACAGGGTCGGGAACAATCGGTATCAGCGCGGCAACTACAAGTGCCGCTGGTTCTATGTCTGCGGCGGACAAAACCAAGTTGGATGGCATAGAAGCAAATGCTGATGTCACCGACGCAACAAATGTGACTGCCGCTGGTGCGCTTATGGACTCCGAAGTGACAAACCTTGCTCAAGTCAAAGCGTTCAATTCGGCAGACTACGCTACGGCGGCACAAGGCGTCAAGGCTGATAGTGCTATCCAATCGGTGCTTCCTATAACGCTTGACACGAACAACAACCGTGTGGGCATCAATAAAACCTCACCCGGTCATATTCTTCATGCCAAAGACACCGGAACAATGGATTTTCCCTTCCGTCTTGAATGCAACGGAGGCAACCTTCGGTTGAATAAATTTGGTCATTTACAAATCCAAAACGAAAATACGCACAGCGATGCGGATTCTTTTGACAGTCCGTTTTGGCAACTTGGACAACGAGATGGTGGACAGTTAGACTTGGCTTTTGGCACACCAAGCGGTTCAAACGCCTTTGTCGGAACCACGAGGTCATTTGTGACATTCAAAAGTGCATCAAATAGTGCCACAGGAGCAAAAGAAATCGGCTTCTATGGAACAAGCACCACAGCACAGCAAGCCGCACCTGCCGCTCCCCCCACAGGACCAGCCGCAAATACAGACCTCAATGCCATAGCAATCGGTGAAATCATCACAGTCCTTCAAAATTTAGGGCTTATTTCGTGAGGTGAAAAAATGAAGAGAAAAGGAAAAATTGTTTATCAGCCGCCGGAACGATGCTACACCAATGTGAACATTGAAGAGACACCTCATGGCTACAAGATTTATCGGGTAGGCGAAAGTCGTCATTTTACCGTCATTCCACTATCCGCCGCAAAAGAAGTCCTCTACAAAGGAGATTGATAACATGGAAGTTGAAACAGCATTGATGCTTGTGACTGCGATTTTGGTTGACCTGCTCGTTCTTGCCTACGCTGGCAAGTGGTTGCTCGCCAAGTGGAAAGAGATGAAGGCCGACGGTAAAATCACCGTTGATGAAATTCTTGACGCCGCAGAAGAAGTTGTTGATAAGGTAAAAGAAACCGTAGAAAAGTTGGAAGGCGAAGAGGAATGAGCGAAGAACGCTTTGAATCCATTGAGGACAGACTGCGCTTGCTTGAGCAAGCCGTGTTTGAGTTGTCCACGATGGCAAAGTATCTAAAATATGCCGCAGTTGCCCTGTTCGCTTCGCTTGGCGTTGATGTGCAGGGGGCGATGTGATGGTCTATTATTGCACCACAGCCGATGTCGGCTCCCGTCTTGCGCTTGACAGCGCACAGCGCACCCGTGCATCAAATCGTCTAACCAGCGTCATTCGTCGTGCCACAATTGACATTGACCAAACCTTCCGAGACTACGGGCGAGATGTCCCAAGCGACCACATCGCAGAAACAACGCTCAACGGTGCAATCAGCGCAGGTGCTACAACGGTCACGCTTACCGATTCTTCGTCGTTTACAAGTGCTGGAAACGGCAACATTGACGGCGACTCTTTCAAGTGGACCGGTAAATCCTCCAACGACCTTACCGGCGTGACAGGCGTGTCCTTTAGCCATGCCTCCGGCGTCACCGTGCAAGAGGGTGAGTTTGCTCATGTTCTGCGTGAGATTTGCGCTGACATCGCCGCCGCATATTATCTTGAGGACGAGTCCGTGTTTCAAACGGCCAGCAAAGACGGAACAATCCGAGGCAACAACCTACGGGAGCGTGGCTACATGAACCTCAAGCGGCTGGCCCACTTGGGGAGCGTGGACTGATGCGTGGCATCCACATCGCCCCAATGACGAAAACCTCCACCGGTGGGGGTTCAACTCGCATCACCGTTGATACACGAGAGTTTAACATGGCTATGCGTGATATGGAAAAAGTGATTGCCGACGCCATGTTTGAAGGAAGTGGTGCGGCGTTTTCCCGTGCCTTGACAAAAACAGACCGATACCTGCGAGGTCATGCGTTCCACACGCCACAAGCAAAAAAAGTCGCAGACTCGTTGAATTATGACAAGCGTGACGACAGAAAGGCAAAACAAAGAGGCGACGAATTGATTCTTGAAGCAAAGTTTGGTAGTCGTGGTCCGAACAAGCGAAGCGGAGAAATCGGCTTTGGTGTTCACACAAGTCCCGACGACAACGGCGGAACATTCAATATCGGTCAAGCCGTTGAAGAAGGTATTGACAGAAAAGTATTCAATTGGCGTTCTCCTAAAGCGGCTGAACACAGCCGTCAAGTTGGACGAAAGGGTTCTGCAACAGCGTGGTTCGCTGGCAAAGGCACAGGTCAAGCACAGTTTATGGGCATCACCGGTCTTGGCTACATCAAGGTGGCTTCGGATGAATTTGACCGTTTGATTAAAAACGAAGTAGAGAACAGATTGAGGTTTTGAGCATGGCAATAGCAACGACAGAACAATTTTGGAATCACCGACTCAACGGTGAAGACCCAACATCCCCAAGCGGTGATAACAACAACGCATTTTCGGCCACAGGAAGCGGCGCAAGCGAAGTGGACAAGTTTTGGGTGGTCACCGACGCCCGATACAATGTGACGCCTACAACCGATGCTTATACGCTTTTTGCGGTGTTCCAATACACCGTCGCACCCAACAACGATGAAGTCTTGATGTCGCTTGACAACGGAACGAAAAAAGTTGAGGTAAAGGCTTTTGGGACAAAGGTAAAATTGGTGGGGGCCACCACGGTCACCAGCATTGACCTTGACCCGCTGATGGCAGAAGAAAATCCTGTCCCCTTGGCTTTGCGACTGACGCTTGATTCGTCGGGCAACGGTCGTCTGTATCTGCGTGAAATGGTAGAGGACGACGATGCACAGACGGTTTTTTTGTCCGTCGCCGGTGCTTCGGGTTCAAGTCGCAACATCGCTTGGGGCAACAACAGCGGGACTATCAAGTGGGCTTCGGTTTACGCAACGGACATGGGTTCTTTTTCCCCTCTTGAGTTGGCCCCCTCCGACTTGGCTACCGACACCCTGCTTCGCATGGGTCTTTCCATCGTGGAGTCGCTTCGCAACAGTCGCAGGGCGCATCTCAAGACTCACCTTGATGCTGGCTCAATCAAATACGGTTATGACATCTCACAGGAGATGATGTCCCGTAGCATCCCACCGTTCATCCATGTGCTGTTGCGTGGTCTTGGCTCGCCTACCTTTGCCGCTCTTGGTGGCGGTCGGATTGACCAAGAATACGATGTCCTCATCTATGTCACGACCCGTGGAACAACCTATGAGGACGCTTACAGATTGGGACTTAACATCGTGGGAGAATGCTTTGACGAGTTATATACAACCACGGGTTTGAACGGCACGACGGACAGTCTTTTTGAATATCAGTTGGAGTTGCAGACTCGGACTGACGACGACACAACGGTTTGCACGCATTTGCTCACGCTGACCTACATGCGCCGCTTGAATATGCGACACAGATGAAACGCTTAAATATCAACCGATGGGTAGTGAAAACACCGAGAAGGTGAATACCATGAGCGGATTCAGCAACCGATATGTCGGAATCGTCAAAGAAGCATCCTACGGAACCGACCCCGGAACCGGGTATTATTTTGGCGAGGTTGACGACGAGTCAATCAAGCACACCTACGAGGTTCTACAACGCACCGACATGAGCCGCTACGGAGCGGCCAAGTCCAACACGGGCAAGGAGTTTTGTGAAGGAGACATCAACATGGCGGCTATCAACGATGGTTTTACAGCAACCGTCCTCACGGGCCTTTTCCCAACGGACACCGTGACCGGCTCAAGTCCAACCTACACGCACACCTTTACGGAGGCTGGAACAGACCGCTCTTTTACCCTCAAAGTTGGTCGTGAAGAAAAGGAACACACCTACACCGGAGTCGCCGTGGACAGCCTTTCTGTGAGCGCAAATCTCAACGAATATGCGATGGTGTCTGCTTCCTTCATGGGCAAGGCAGAAAGCGCACTTGCCAGCGTTGGTTCATCTCTAACCGGGTTCAGCAGTAACGACCCGCTTTATTTTGCCGACGCAAAGATTTTCTTTAACGGCAACGGAACGGCATCCAACCTCGTGAAGTCCATTTCTTTTGACATCAACATGAACCGTGATGGCGACAACGCTTGCGGTCTTGGTGATGCAACCTATGTCCGCATCCCGCCGTTCCAACGCCGTGAAATCACCGGAACGATTGAGTTTAACAAAATCGTTCACACCGCCGTTGCGAGCGAACCAACCTACACGCAGTTGACTTCCGCAGACGGTTTGGAATTGGGCGGAAGCGGTATTGAATTGAAGGTTCAGTTAGGAAATGAATCTGTTGCTGATATTTTGACCTTCAACTTCTACAAAATCCGCTTTGAAGCACCCGACGCCAATGTTTCGGGTCGTGATACGCAGACCATGACTGTTCCATTTGTTGCTCTCTTTGACACGCACACCGATGATGGAAAAATGATGGATGTTGTGATGAAAAGCGAAGCAGGTAGCGCATTTTGAGGTGTGCTAAATGGCAAACAACGGCGGAACGGTTATCACCGACAAAACCAAGTTGAAGGTGAACGAATTCACAGGAACCGTTTCCGAAATTCAAACCGCTTTCCGAGCCGCAATCGCAAACAACGATGTGGTTATTACCGCAAACGCAAGCAGAAAGAAAGACTCAAACGACCATGTATTGGTTGTCGTTTGGTATGATGTAGCATAAGTATAGTATTCCCCTAAAAGGAAAGAGAAGTGAGAAAAGAATGCCTGTATTGACGAAAGAGTTTGAGTTGGACGACGGAACAAAAATCACCTGCCGGCAAGCAGGTGGCATGACCAAGTTAAGGATTGAAAACATCCAAGCACGGGTTTTTCGTGAACACATGCACTTTGGGTTGGACACTACCCAATGGACAGAAGAACAACAAAAGCAGTTTGCTGAGGCGTTGGAGCGAGAAGGCGCAGGTCTTGAATCACAAATGCGTGAATGGATTCCTCGTTCAATCATTGAGCCAAAGGACTTTGATGTGGATTCGCTGACCAGCGAAGAGTTGCGGATGATTCTTGGCTTTGTCCGTGGCGACGACCCGGATGGTGCGCCCCCTTTGGACAATTCTTCCGAGTAGCACCGTCGTTGTGCATGGCCTTCAAGGGCACGCTACCTTCGGATTTGTGGGAACGCTACGACGGCGAGGGCGGTCAAGAGCGAATGACACTTGACTTGCTCGTTGCCATGGACATGAGCGACAAAATCAGCGAAGCAAGCACCAAGGCAAAAAAGAAATTTGACGGTAAAGGTATGGCGTCAAGATTGAAGCAAAGAAGGGAGCAACGCCAATTATTAAACGACAACGAAACGGTGTCGTTGTTGAAGGGCTTAGGCTTGCCCGTAGAGCGTAGCGAATAGTTGAGCGAGGGTTAAAGTTGTTTGAAGCGTTGTTCCTTTCCTTCATGCCCGTGGTGCTTATTTTCGCCACGCTTACCATGCTCGTTTTGCGGGCTGGTGCATCCCGTATTTTCTTTGATGTCGTCGGTTCGTTTCAAGCCACGCGATTGATTGGTGACGCTCAAGCCAAAATCACCGTTTTGCAGGGATTGGTTCTTGACGGTTTGTCGGGTATCACCGAAGGTGTTGCGCTGATTGGCGAGCAGATGCAAATGCTGGTGGATAGCACCGTCCCACTTGCTCAAGAAATTGGATTTGCACGAATTGAATTTGAAAAATTTGTTCAGTCGGGCGACGACGCTGAGTTGTTGGCTGGACAGATTGAAAACCTCGGTTCGCAGTTTGGGTTCACAGCGGACCAAGCACTTGCCGCCGGTTCAAGGATGGCGCAGTTGTCGTCGGTTGTGGGTGGTGGGGCCGCTATCCCTGCCGCAACGCAGGTCGGTATCGCCTTCGGTATGGTTGGTGGGATGAACACCGAAGAAGCCATGAAGCGTTTGATTTCTCTACAACAGCAGACAGGATTCATGTTTGGTGAGTTGACCGAGGCTCAATATAACCGTCTAACCGCTGAACAGAAAGCCAACATGGTTCGTGCTGAAAGCGTAAAAATGCTAAATCAACTGAACACGATTGAGAACAGGTCGTCTGCGACGATGGCTCAAATCACCTTCGTTATGAACCAATTCGCTTCGTCGGCAAAATTGGCTGGCGATGAAGTGAC